CTTGCGAGTCCCATTGTTCAATATGATACCGAGTGGGAAGCTCCGTGTTTTTCTTGGATAACACGGATTCAGGAATGGTAAAGATATCTAGCGCAGGATAGTAGCGTTGAATATGAGAATACGTAGAAAAGCTCTCTTTTTCATTATCCGTTAATTCGCGATTACGACAGGGGTCCTTCTGCAGCTTCTTTAAAACGGCTCTCAGCATCTTCTTCTCTGATATACTTCCTTGTGTAATGTACTGTAAATATACACAGTTGGGTGTGTTATCTATCAATCTGAAAAATTATACATCTACTACTAGAATTATGGCAGCACAGGGTGGCGTAAATATCAATCTCCGGAAGTTTGTGATGAAAAACATTCCACAAGATGCGGTGACTATTTTTATCGGACGGCGCCGAACAGGCAAGTCCACATTGGTTCGTGATTTGTTATTCCATCATCAAGATTTGCCAATGGGCTGTGTGATTTCAGGTACGGAAGAGTCCAACGGATTCTTTAAAAAGATTGTTCCACCGATGTTTATCCATGGTGAGTACAATCCCGTCATTTTGAATAACTTTGTCAAGCGACAAAAATTGGTGATGAATCGTATTCAAACCGATGCGGAAAAGGGGATTAAAACCAATATTGACCCTCGCGCCTTTATGATTTTAGACGATTGTATGTATGATGATTCGTGGACTCATGATAAGAACATTCGTTATTTGTTTATGAATGGTCGTTGGCTCAAAGTGTTTTTCCTTATTACCATGCAGTTCCCCCTAGGTATTCCACCTGCTCTTCGTACCAATGTAGATTATGTCTTTATTTTAAGAGAACCTTACATGAACAATCGCAAACGATTATATGAAAACTACGGGTCAGCCTTTCCGTCTTTTGAATTCTTCTGTCAAATGATGGACCAGTGTACACAGAATTATGAATGTTTGGTCATATGCAATGCTACGCAAAGTAATAAATTGGAGGATATCATTTTCTGGTACAAGGCGGAAATTCACGGTGATTTTAAGATAGGCGCGCCCGAATTATGGCGGCAGTCTGAGATGCTGGCTCGTGTGAAAGAGGAGGAAGATATCAATCAGTATGACCCACGTGCGTCACAGAGACTACGAGGACCTGCCATTAATGTAAATAAGAAATATTAATAGAGTAGAACCATGCGTCTAACACCAGGATCATTATTTATTATTATACTCGGTGGCATGATAGCATATGTGTTATTAACTAAGACATGCAATGAGGGATTTGTAGATAAGATACGTTGCGGAGTAGATTTACCATCGTGTCAGGGCGAACGCGTACGGTGTATGAATGGGTATTGCAAGTCTGACATTCCTCCTACCCTGCCCGAACGATCGCCTTTGCCGATGACACCGCCGACTGCGTACCCGTATCAATAATCCGTATCAATAATCCGTATCAATAATCCGTATCAATAATTCGTATCCATTATTCAGTTTTGAATCCATAATAAAACCTCACCATTTGCTAGAAAAAATGGTGAATCCGAAAGCAATGGGAATTGGCTCCATGTTTATTTTCCTTATTTTAGCGGTTGTTCTACTACCCATGCTTGTGCGTTACATTGGTATGAATGAACAACCATTCTATTCCATATCAGGATTTACGAACAGTGCGTGCACTGCTAATCCACAACTGTACAAGGTTCCAGAGATTGCAGCCTCTTCTCAATTGCCAAAGTGGCGTCCTGATGCAAATACGAACTACTTGTGCCGCTCCCCCAATGAAAGTGGTACACCGTGTGAGGAGGGATGGTTCTGCGATGGTACCACTCAGCGCTGTGTGAAGCAGTTTCCTAAGAGCAATATTAACTTGAAACATGGATATTATTCATAAATCCGATTTTGTTTAAATATATTATGATACTATTATTATCGTAATATATTTGTTTGTCCCGCCAATTACTTACGGTTGTTATTCTTTTGTGAAGCATCTGCAGCCTCCACCTTTTGAACAGCCGGCTGAACAACCACATTCTCCTCTACGCGCTCCACAGTAAGATGGGGCTTCTCCACCTTACGCTGTAGAACAAGGTCACCTGTATTGCCAAACATGTTGCTAAACTGATCCGATGGAGCAACATCAGGGCCAGGAGTCGCACCACCAAACGCTGCCTTGGAATTCTTGGAGCGCTCATCAAAGAACTTCTCGCGCGAATCTTCGTTCTCTTTGTACTTCTTCATGAGGGAATTCAGCTGGTCATTGTTGTATTCCTGGTCCTTCACCTCATAGGAGGAAGGGTCCCATGGAGTCCACTTGCCAACATCTGCCATAAAGATATTGTGATACTTATCCTTGCCCTGAAGCTTCTTTGCCTTGATTTCAGCCTCTTTTGGATTGCCATAGACACCACGAACCTTCACACCGCGCATGGTGGTATGAAAATCATTCTCCGCATGAAACTTCTCATCTAGTTTTGCCTTATGCGAGTACAGAAAATCCTCATAGGCCTCGTTAATCTTTGTCTTATTCAACTCCACCTTGTTGCCCTGGATGAAGGTGGTATATTTTGACATGATATCTGTTACCGACAACTTGTTCTTACGACAGATGGCGGCAGAATCAAATTGCTCCGACTTCTCCAGATCCGCCACCTTCTCGTCAAGCTGTCCGTTAATATGATTTACGGACTCCACAAGAAATTTCTCCAAGTTCTTAATTTTCCAATCCACTTCGTATGCATGTAGAAACTGGCGAAAGAAGAACAGATCCTTCTTATCCAGAACTTTCTCCGGACTGAGGAAACTTAGTAGTACGTAACGCTGACCTGAAATCTCATCATCCTCATCCAAAAAATCTTCTACGACGGGTTCAACAACCGATTCTGCTTTCTTTGTAGCGCTCATATCTAGAAATCTTGTGACGCTAAGCTTTAAACTCAAACCATGGGTTGAGTTTTTTTCTTAGGAATGAATATAGAAAAATGATGGGCTACGGATTCGCTGAAATTGTTAATCGCATTATCAAGTACCTCATTGAGGGTCTAGTAATTGCTGCTGCTGCTATCTTTATTCCAAAGAAGGCCTTGCCATTTGATGAGGTCGCCACACTTGCTGTTCTTGCCGCCGTCGTGTTCGCCATCCTGGATGCGGTGAGCCCCTCGGTGGGTGTCACAGCTCGACAGGGAGCCGGATTTGGACTCGGCGCAAATCTCGTCGGCTTCCCAATGCGTTAGAAATCACCTGCTGTTGATTAAAAATGAATCCATTTCTGTATTAACAAAAAATCCGTCAGGAATCCCCTCCTTTGACAAACTCTACTATCTATCCAAATTTGTAAATAATGAATTTATTGATTTGGATTTTATATACCTAAAGCATTCTACGACATTATGTAGTAATGAGTGCCTATACTGCCGTGATTGTGGAGCCGCGAAAGCATCCTGCTCTTTCCTTTGTCCTTCACAATTTTTCTGTGAGTCTATCCAAGAATTGGAAGATTCTTGTGTTTCATGGAAAAGATAATAAGGAATTTGTGTATGACATCATTGGAAAAATGGAAGACCCGTCACGATTCTTAACACCGATTCAACTGGATGTTGCAAATTTGTCGTTTGAGCAATACAATGCAGTACTCATGAGCCAGGCATTCTATCGTTGCATTCCTACCGAAACCCTTCTCATTTTCCAAACGGATACCATGATTCTTGAACCGGTTCAACTAGAAGAGTTTTTGTCCTATGATTATGTGGGCGCTCCATGGACAACGGGGCATGTTGGAAATGGTGGACTTTCGCTACGTAAAAAAACGAAAATGATAACGGTGATTACCACAGTAAACCCGTTTCAATCCAATGAGGATGTCTATTTTTCTATGCAAAAAATCGTTCCATTGAAGAAACCAACCTTTCAAGACGCACAACGATTTTCAGTGGAAACGGTGTTTTATCCATCGCCGTTTGGAATTCATGCACCGTGGAAGAATTTGAGTTTTGAAGAAATGGACCGACTTACTGCGAAATACCCTGCCATTCATGAACTAATTAGGTTGCAGTATTAATACTTGTGCGATGTTTTGAAATGTTTCATCAATTAGATCAATTCCTTTGTCGTATATTGGAAATCCGGCGTATTTTTTATGGCTGTCAGGAATGTCCTGATAGGCATAAAATCGGGTTTGGAATTGTTTGGTAAGTTGGATCGCGGAATAATACTCAAAGAGCGTAGGGATGTGTTGAATGGCTGCCATGCGCTGTTCTAAGAATTGTAGATGGGCGCGCATAGATGTCTTTTTTTATAGATGTAGGTGGATCAATTTTATGCGGTATAGATAGAATGAGTGTTCTAGCGATAAATAAGGCAATCACTGCTATAGAAACATCATACAAATCTCAACAATTTCCTGAGAATGTATTGACTAATATGATAAGACAAGCAGATATTGCTAGAGATAATCTACGAGAGATTATATTAGAATTAGGTAATAAATATACAAATGAGAACTTTTTTAAATTAGGTATGGCACTTAAAAATCTTCAATTTATGCTTCATAACGTTCCTCTTAATATAAAGAAAAATAATTTAGAAGGATTTACAAAAAAAT